TCTATTTTTTAAGGGATTTAATCCTTTATTCAAAATCCTCTCTGCTAATATTCTTACTACAACATTATTTATATTCATTATAATAATCCTCCTACTTTTTCGTTTTCTGCAATCAATATTTGATTTTCTAATTCTTGTATTCTTTTTTCTTCTTCACTTACATATACTGGTATTTCTTCCAGAATTGGTTCTTTTGTTTCTACATTTATACCTATTAGCCTATTTCTAGTATAATCTATACTTCCATATGGCAACTCAATAGAATCTATCTTAGGGATATTAATATCTATACTGTCACTTACTGTTTTTTCTCCATAAAACATTAATATATCCCCTGTATCATTATCATAAAAAACTATTCTTCCTATATTTTTCATATATTAAACCTCCTATAAACATTTAATTGCTATCCAAAAAACATATCTATCATTTAAACTATCTTTTGGCATATCTGCATTATTAAATCCTGTATCTCTAATCTTTGTTCCCCAAAATTGATTTATGTTATTTATAGAAAAAGAATCTTTCTTGCTTATATCTTCTCTTGCTGTAATTGTCCAACCTAAATTTCCAATATCAAATACAGAATAATTAAAAGGAGTTAAGAAAACAAGAAATTTACCATGATTATTTATACATTCATAAATAACAAAATCAGGCTTAAATCCACAATCAATAAACCAGTGAACTGTCAAATCCAAACTATATGCAAATTTATATTTTGTATTTAACTGTGATATAGTATTATTAGCTTGTGTCAATTTGTTTGTTAAATCCTCAACACTAGCGTCTGAACTATCAAAACTCGTTTTAATTTTCTCTGATAACTCAACAAGTGTATTATTTAAACTTGCGTCTATATTCTTTAATGCTAAAGTATTTATAATACTTGTTTTGCCACTTTTGAATGTATCTTTAATTTCCATCCATTTGCTTGTAACTTCATCTGTTGTAGAACCAGCAGGGAGAGGTGCAATTCCTTTGCTTATACTTACATTTTTTTCTGCTGTAGCATTAGCACTGTCTGTGACAACTATCTTAAGTGTGTGTAGGGCGTTATCTTCTAATGTATAGTTAATTGTTTTTTCAAGAGTTAAATCTGTTGTTATAGTTTCTTTTAATGTGTCATCTATAAAATATTCTATTTTAGTTAGTAGTGTAGGGTTTGTATGGTCAGCTTTAAACGTTGCAGTAGTTGAGTTATATGATGATATATTTAAAAATGGTAATGCTTGTAGTAATGTTATTTTAGCGTAGCCATCTGCTCTAGTAGTATTACCTCCAGTAGTCATAACTACATTTTCTAGCCAATATTCAGATGTTGGTATATATCCAGGTGGCTTATAACTATCTTTAGTTAGTGCGTAACCACTTCCACCACCTCCACATTCATTAGAATAAGAACCAGCACCACCGTGCCAACCACCACCTCCACCTACTCCTATTCCACCATAACCTCCTTTCCCTAACGAACCATGGTATTCTTCTGTATCGTAACTTGTTCCACCTTGGTATTGAGAACCACCACCACAAAAATCTCTGTCACGACCAATTCCATTTTCACCTACATAACCACCACCATGACCAATAGAACGAGCAGAAGCAAAATTATTTTTCATACCTCCACCACCACCTGCAACAAGTATACGCGAAAGTAAACCTTCTGCACTATCCCAAGTCGCTCTAGTATAATAAGCTCTTATATCGGTTGCTCCACCACCGTATTTAGAATAATAATTGCCATTAATACTATGTGCATTTGTTCGTCCTCCCCCATTAAATCCAGTTCTGGTAAGAGTTGAACCAGTATCAAGTTTTTCATAACCCGATTGACCAACACAGATACATAAGTTAGTTCTTTTTTTTAATATAACTTCGCCTTTTGAATAACCGCCTTTTGCACATTCAGTCCAATCACTTGCACCAAGAGTACCACCACAAGCACCCCAACATTCTAATTTATATCGCCCAGGTAGCAATGAAACATTTTGTACATAATTAGCATAATTAAAATCCCATTCAGTCTGCATTTTCTCACTCTCCTCTCTTAAATAGGTAACATATCATTTTGTATAGATATATTAACCTCATTGAAATTTTCTATCTTTCTAACAACTTCATCAATCGCCCCTTGCACATTCGTAGCAGTAAGATTGCTTGTTGCATTATTATAACTTGTTTTCTCTGCTGTTGTTTCTATGCTATCTACACTAGTTTTTACCTCATTTAATGCACCAACAAGACTAGTTTTATCCGTTGTTTCAAGTTGTGTTGTATCTCCTATTTTGTTGTTTAACTCTGTTTTAGCAGTTTCTATACTGTTTGTTAATTCTGTTTTAGTTGTATCAATTTTAGAGTCTAGGTCCTGCAAATCTTTTAAAGTTGCTAGAATGACAGTAGGGTCTACTTTTAGATTTATATTAGCTACATTAGATACAACTAATATTACTTTTATTAATAGTTCTTTTACAGTCCCCGAATCTGCTTCAGGTTTATATGTTGTTGGGTAACTAGAAACCGCTAATAATTGGTCTTTGGAATCGAATAGACCAACTTCTCTTATTTCAAATCCTCCAACATCGCCAGGTATGAATTTTTGTATTACTACCCAGTTAGGATTGTCTTTATCTACTTGTGCATGTTCAAGTGTGCTTTCCCAAACTACATTTTTTAGTGCTGTTTGACTCTCATTTGGAGTATAAGAACTCCCTCCTCCATCTCCAACTTTTATCTTTGCAAAATCTACTTTTTCACCTGTAACACTTGCATTTGCTATTGCTGCCTTACCAATGTCAGTTACTAGAGTAAAATATTGTTGTTCTGCCAATTTTATCACCTCATTTCTATTTTTTAGGATACAATGTTACTTTTTCTAGCGCTCTATCATTTCCACTGCAAATAGCTATTTCTCCAAAACTTTCTAAATCTCTAGGTACATAAGGATATATTGTAACTGTTTCCCCTGCACTAATCGTCGCACCTGCGTAAAGTCTACTTTTATCAAATAAAACTCTCTCAAATTTATGTTCTAAATGCGCAGGTTTTATTTCTTCTATTTTCTTGTCTAACTCTAAAATAGTGTTATAACTACAATCATTTGTTATAAAACTAAGTGTAAAACTAAATAGATTGCTAAAAACTTCTACATCAACATTAGTCTTTGTGTAGGCTTCTGATATAGCTTTTATAACTTCTATCGTAGTTGTACCCTTACCTCTCATTTTTGCTTTTATATTACTTCTTCTATCTTCTATATTTAAATCAAATCTATTTTTAATAGATAAAATATTTTCCCAATAATCCAATCCCCAAGTGGCTGTATCTACAAAGAACTGGTCAAAAGTATCGTCATAAGTTTCTCTAAGTGTTTCTAGTTCTATGTCATAAGCTTCTTGTATTTTACTAGTAACATTATTGTTGTAAAAAGAAGGTAGCTTATCAATTAATTTCATTAAACTACCACCTCACTAAACTCTAGGGTCGTAACACTTGGAACTTTGTCTTCTTCAAATACTATATTTTCAGCTTTGTTATTTAACAGTAAATTGCTAAAGTCATGTATACCCTCAATAGACGCAAGTATTGCACTTACTTTAGTGTAAATTATTTCTTTATTAACATTTATTAAATAACTATTAATACTCTCTAAGAAGCTTTCTTTTACAAAATCTAATGTATATCCCGCTTCTAATTTTATAGATGCACTTATACTTATATCTAAAACGCTTGGAGTTAAAACGGTTAACGCAGGACCTATTGGCATTTCTTCCTCAATATGTTCTTTGCATCTTTCAATTACTTCTGTGTCAACAGCTTGATTATTTTCTCCAAATATTAATACCTTTACCGTCCCTGGACCATCCCATCTCGGATAGATTTTAGCGTTATATACTCCTTCAACTTCTAAAGCCCATTCTTCATAGTGAGCTTTATTTCCACTTGTAGCTTGATTTCTTTGGATTTTATAGAATCTCTCTTTTAATTCTTCGTCTGTTTCTATTTCTGTACCACCTTTAAAGTCTAAATTATTATATATTTTACTTATACCGTTTATTTCGTCTTGTAGCTTAAATTCAGTACTTGCAGGTATATTATATCTAATTCCAATTTCTAAAGCCTGTACGGGGCTTGTATTTTGTTCGATTTCCGAACTAATTACTATATCTTTAATTACTACGAATAATAACTCATTGTAAGATATAATTGTTCCATTTGGTATAACTGTTCCAGCTTTTCCCTCGAATACCACTTCTCCTGTAGCTTCTGTTCCTAGTTTTCTGTATACTCCAAATTCATTTACCCGTTTATCAAGAAAATCATCAAAATTATCTTCAATAAAAGCTTTTTTATGAAGATATGAAAGTTCTATATAGAATTTTGCGAGTTCTGTACTGATTGGAGATACCATATCACTTAAAAAAGAACCCTCACCCTTATAGATATCTAAATCTATATTTGATAGAGTTCTATTTTTAATGACATCATAAGTTTGACTACTATACATTAACTTCTACCTCCCCATAAATCGTCGAAATTTCTATATTTACACTTAATAAATCATCTGTAAATTTTGTATCCTTGATATTGACATCTAATATATATTGATTAACTAATAAAGCCTCTTTTATATATCTACTAGCTTCACTTTCTGTAAGTCCTTTACTATATTTCTGTCCAATAAGTTCAGATAATTCAGTTCCATAGCCCCAGCTATAAATTTCATGCTCATATCTATTTGTTTTGATGCATTTATACACCCAAATTTTGATAGCTTCATTGCCTTCAATAATCTTAAAATCTCCATTTTCTAAAATAGGTTCATCTTTTTCAAAATCCCAGGCCACTTCACGAAAGATTGG